TACTGGTCGGATCGTGAAAAATGGTAGGCACTCTTGGTATAATAATGGTATGTATGAGTGCATTAGCTCAGCACTGTCATGTTGTTACAAGTCCCTACGTGTTCAGTAGTGTAGATGAGTGTAAGGCAGATGCCCTTATAGAAGCTTCTAGATTAAAAGATAAGTACAAACATGTAACTGTAACCTTTGACTGTGTAGCTCTGCGCTACAATGGGGAGCCAGTATAGTGGTAAACCTAGTTCTAAGACTGGGGAACGTTATCTTCCTGCTAAGGCTATTAAGTCTCTTAGCAGTAGTGAGTATGCCGCTACAACCAGAGCTAAACGTAAAGGTACGGCTGCAGGTAAGCAGCATGTACCTCAACCTAAGAAAGTCGCAAAGAAGACAGCGAAATACAGGAAGTAACGAACATGATGATGAGCTTGATGTTAGGGGAGCCACCTGAGGTAGACCCTAAGAACCGTGACCGTGCAGAGACATACTGGATGTATGGTGCTTCTGCAGAGGAGCTAGGTAAAGCATGGGATAAACCTACTGAGATGGCTGAGCTTAAGACCTGTGGTAATTGTGAGTACTTCGATAATCGTGCTCGTACTCTTAAGTCTTTGAATATTGAGTCAGGCCTAGGTGCCTGTTCTAAGTTTAAGTTTGTTTGTAGCCAAGAGAAGTCCTGCCAAGGGTGGGACTGTAAAGATCAACACACGGATGAGGAATACTAAAATGATGAACAAAGGCATGAAGGCTCTTAAGAAAGAAGCCCCTGCAGTAGCTAAGAAGATGGGTTACATGGGTGGTGGTATGACTAAGAAGATGGGTTACAACAAGGGTGGCATGTGTGGTGCCTCTAACCCAGCAGCACGTCCCATGAAGAAGGGCAAGTAATGAAGTATTATCACAAGTATAAAGAAACACTAGAAGCTAATGGTTATACTGTAGATGAGCATGGCTACGTGTGGGACTCTATGGGTAACCAGTCAGCTGGTGAAGACAACTACGGTAACGTACAGAGTAAAGATGCTAACGTTACAGCTATCTGTATTGAACAGGATGAGGCACCTCTATTGGCTAAACTAGCTAAGAAGGTTAAGCCTAAGAAGGCTGCAGCACCTGCTGGCAAGAAACGAGCTCGTACAGATAAGGGTCACTACATAGCAGATGATCCTAGCACACCAGAGAATGAAGCGTGGGTTGATAAGTAATGACTATTACTTCGTATCCTAATGTAATAACTATAGGCGGTGGCGTTGGCGACTACCCTTATTTTATGCAGGTTGCACGAGGTCTTGTAGATGGACACAAGCGTCTATTTAAGTTTGGCTTCAACGGAGATATAGACACTGCTGTTGAAGACGTTTGGGATGCAGGTGGAGAGTATACTTATCAGAGTAGTGCTCTTGCTATGTCTGTTACGAGTGATGCAGGTGCTACAGACAACGGAGTAGAAGTTACCGTACAAGGTCTGGATGCAAACTACGATGAAATAAGTGAGGTTGTTACTTTAGCAGGTTCAGGTACAGCCACAACTAGTGCGACATACTTGCGAGTATATCGTGCTTTTACATCTGGGTCACAAGAAGCTACAGATAATATTAACGTTGATAACGGGGGCACTACGTATGCACGTATTCAAGAGGGTGAGGGGCAAACACTCATGGCCCTTTGGACTGTCCCTGCAGGTTATACAGCTTATCTACTTCAAACAGATATAACAACCTTTACAGAACAGAATGGTAAGTTTGCTGTAGTATGGGTACAAACTAGAGAACTAAATGGAGTGTTTAGAACACAAGATAAGTTTGCACTAGTAGAAAACACACATCATCAAGAGTATCAAGTACCCCTTCCCATCCCAGAGAAAACAGATATTCGTATTCGTGCAAAGGGGTCTGCCAGTAGTCCAAACATAGAACTTTCTGCAGGCCTAGATATTATTTACATAGAGAACACTGCACCATGATGAGTAAAAACCGTACAATAGGTAAGCTTTTAACTACATCTAATGTAGACTTATATACTGTCCCTGCTAGGTTTGATAGCAATATCAAGGCTATATACGTAAATAATAGTTCCAGTAGTTCCGTTACATTTAGTTTAGACTGGTACGAGTTAAAAAGCACTACCTATATAACCTTAGCTGAGGCTGTCAGTATGCCGCCAAACTCACTTCTGCAGATTACTGATAACATGTATCTGAGTATTGGAGATAAGTTACGTGGTCTAGCTAGTGCTTCAAACGCAGTCACTGTTACGTTTAACGTTGAAGAGATATTCCAAGGTACTCAGAATATAGCATAGCGGGTATGCAAACTTAGTAGAGGTAATTACCGCACATTTACATATAACTATGTAGACTAGCAATAAAGCTAGATCAAACACATAGGAATATACTAATGTATTTAACATACAACTACTCAAGCCAGCTACTAGCTACAACTACTTTTATTATTAAGCGTACTCTGAAAGCTGTAGCTAAGTTCTTTTGTACTATCGGAGCTAAGCTAGTTGAAGTCCAACAGAAGAGAGCCGACTACTGGTTACTTAACAACATGACCGACAAACAGCTTAAAGACATTGGTCTTACCCGTGGTGAGATTAAGCAGAGGTTCTACGAAACAAATAGTTAGGAGAGCTATTGTGGAGAGTATAAAACTACCCATAGCTGTTATGGAGAGTGAGTTACGGTATATCAATCGTGATCATAGAGATATAGCACAGTAACATGATTGATCCCATCACTGCTGTGGGTCTGGCAACCAGCGCCTTTAACATCCTCAAGCAAGGCATATCTGCTGGTAAAGACATACAAGCGATGAGTGGCACCCTAGCTAAATGGGGATCTGCTTTCTCTGACTTTCAATACGCTGAAGACAAAGTTAAGAACCCTCCCTTCTACAAGATGATGTCTGACAACAGTGCCAATGCTATAGAGATCTTCGCTCAGAAAAAGAAGATGGAGACCATGAGGAAGGAAATAAAAGACCACATATCGTGGACTTATGGACCCTCCGCCTGGGAAGAAGTGTTATCCATTGAGGCAGAAATGCGCCGCATCCGCAAGGAAGAGGCTTACAAAAAACAAGAGTTCATAGACAGTGTTATCAACTTCGCTGTCGGCTCTACTGTTTTCATTGCTGCTGCTGGAGGTGCTGCAACTGCGCTGTACTACTTTGGCGTCTATCAAGGTAAATGGTAAGATGAGGGGCTGTGATAATACATCACAATAAGAATGGTAGCTATGTTGTCTATGATAAAGATGGAAAAGTTATTATAATCACACGCCGCAAAGACCACGCTATAGGGTACGCAAAGTCACTGATTAAGAAGAGTAATGGTAATTAAGGAAATAACATGGCTAAAACGCTAACAGAAAAGCAACAGCGATTCTTAGAGGTACTCTTTGATGAGGCTGGTGGCGATGCTGTAGCTGCTAAGAAGATGGCAGGTTACGATCCTGCGTCTAGCACTTCTGCTATTGTAGAGGCTCTCAAGGATGAGATAGGTGACAGAACACGTACCTACTTCGCTCGTACTGCTCCTAAGGCTGCTATGGCAATGGTAGGTGCTTTGTATGACCCTACAGAGCTAGGCATAAAAGAGAAGATGGTTGCAGCTAAGGACTTGCTAGATCGTGCAGGACTTGGTAAGGTAGACAAAATAGATGTAACATCTGGCGGAGGCATCTTCTATCTGCCACCAAAAGAAGGTTCAAACGAATAATACCTGAGAGAGATTTAGGGTTCTGGCAGTTACCACTACCTCCCAAGAACCACACAAAAGAATGGCACCCTATAGTTAAGATAACAAAGAGGATACCCTTTGGTTACAGGATAGATCCTGAGAACGACAGACTACTCTTACCCATTGAATCAGAACTTGAAGCTTTAGAGCTTGCAAAGCGTCACCTTAAGCAGTATAGTTATCGTGCAGTAGCACATTGGTTAAGTAAAGAGACTGGTAGAACCATAACGTTCACAGGGTTAAAGAAGAGAATTGAAGTTGAGCAGAAACGTAGAAAAGCAGTTGCAATTAAACGCAAGCTTGCCAAGTGGCTCCAAGAAACGCTTGAGCAAATCGAAAAGCTCGAAAGAAAAGGTGCAGGAGCCTACACAGAACCTGACAGAGACAGTTGAAGTAGCTGTTAAACCAGTTGTAGATACTGTACCTGCACAAGTTAAAGCAGCTGAGTATGATGTTGAGGAAGCTCAGCAGATAGTATTCAAGCCTAACCCTGGCCCACAGACAAACTTCCTTAGTGCGTCAGAACGTGAGGTACTTTATGGTGGAGCAGCTGGTGGGGGTAAGAGCTACGCCATGTTGGCTGACCCTCTACATGGATTGAATGACCCTAACTTCTCAGGTCTACTAGTAAGACACACTACAGAAGAACTAAGAGAACTTATACAAAAGAGTCAGGAGTTATATCCTCGTGCTATACCAGGAATTAAGTGGTCGGAACGTAAGTCTCAATGGACTTCTCCTCAGGGTGGAAGACTTTGGATGTCTTATCTTGATAAAGACACGGATGTCACACGCTACCAAGGTCAGGCTTTTAACTGGATTGGGTTCGATGAGCTTACCCAATGGTCTAGCCCTTACGCTTGGGATTATATGAGATCACGCTTAAGATCTGCACACGCATCAGATCTTGGGCTATACATGAGAGCTACAACAAACCCTGGAGGGAGCGGCCATGCTTGGGTTAAAAAGATGTTTATTGACCCTGCAATCAGTGGTCAGTCGTTTTGGGCAACTAATATTGAAACAGGCGACACGATTACTTTCCCTAAAGGGCATAGTAAAGAAGGTATACCACTATTTAAACGCCGCTTTATTCCAGCCTCTCTATTTGACAATCCGTACTTATCTGACGCTGGCGACTATGAAGCAATGCTTCTCTCGCTTCCAGAGCATCAGCGTAAGCAGCTACTTGAAGGTAACTGGGATGTTAATGAGGGTGCTGCCTTTCCAGAGTTTGACAGAAAAGTACATGTCGTGGACGCATTCGAGATCCCTGACTCTTGGGCAAAGTTTAGGGCTTGCGATTACGGTTATGGTAGCTACACTGGTGTTCTGTGGTTTGCTGTAGCACCTGATGAACAAGTAATTGTGTACCGTGAGATGTATGTCTCCAAAGTTACAGCTTCTGATCTAGCAGATTTAATCTTGGAAGCAGAGGCAAAAGATGGTACAATGAGATACGGGGTGCTCGACAGTTCTTTATGGCACAACCGTGGCGACACTGGGCCTAGCTTGGCAGAGCAGATGAATCAAAAAGGGTGCCGCTGGCGTCCGTCTGACAGGTCAAGAGGTTCACGTGTCGCAGGTAAGAACGAGATACATAGACGGTTAAAGGTGGATGAGTTCACTGAGAAGCCTCAACTAGTATTTATGGATAACTGTACAAACACTATTGCACAGATACCTAGTATTCCTCTGGACAAGCGAAACCCAGAAGATGTTGATACTCATGCAGAGGATCACTTATATGACGCTCTAAGATATGGAATCATGACACGTCCACGTAGCAGCATATGGGATTACAACCCAGCAAAACAACGCACTGGCTTTCAGGCTAGTGATCCATCATTCGGGTATTGATAATGGCAGAACAAGAAGAAATGTTTGAAACAGATGATGTCGTAGCTGCAGAAGACAGTACTGACAGTATCTTTGAGACTAAATCAAGTGTAGTAGCTTTTGTAGAAGAGCGCTACAAACGTGCTGAGGACTCTCGCTTTGCTGATGAGGAACGCTGGTTACGTGCTTATCGTAACTATCGTGGCTTGTATGGCAAGGATGTACAGTTCACTGACACTGAGAAGTCTCGTGTATTTGTTAAGGTCACTAAGACTAAAACACTTGCAGCATACGGTCAGATCGTAGACGTACTATTCGGTAATAACAAGTTTCCTCTGTCTGTAAACCCTTCTGTGCTTCCTGATGGAGTATCTGAGTCGGTACACATTAATGTTGATCCTAATGCTGCAGCTGCTGGTGATGCACTAAAGCCTGTAACACAGCAAGGCAAAGCACAACCATACTTACTTGATGGCAACACTAAGCTAGAACCAGGTGAGACTTTAGCAGATCTGTCTAAGCGTCTTGGCCCACTATCTAGTAAGCTAGAAGCAGTATCAGATAAGATCATTGAGGGTGATGGTACTACTCCTACTACCGTTACATTCCATCCTGCTATGATTGCAGCTAAGAAGATGGAAAAGAAGATCCATGATCAGCTTCAAGAGTCTGGTGCTTCTACGCATCTACGCTCTATGGCATTTGAGATGGCTCTACTTGGCACGGGTGTCATGAAAGGCCCGTTTGCTGTAGATAAGGAATACCCTAACTGGGATGATCAGGGTGAGTATGACCCTCTTGTAAAGACTGTTCCTGAGTGTAGTCATGTTTCTATATGGGACTTCTATCCTGACCCAGAAGCTAAGTCTATGAATGATGCAGAGTATGTGGTTGAGCGTCATAAGATGTCTCGCACACAGCTACGCTCACTAAAGACCCGTCCTTACTTTATGTCTGATTCAATCGGTATGGCTATTGATAAAGGCCCTAGCTACATTCAGAAGTACTGGGAAATGACTATGGAGGATGACGATACACAGCCAGCCTCTGAGCGTTGGGAAGTTCTAGAGTTCTGGGGCTTTGTTGATACATCCGTACTTGAAGAGCATGGAGTAGTTATCCCTAAGTCATTGAAAGACTTGGACGAAGTAAACTGTAACGTTTGGATCTGTAATGGTGAAGTACTCCGTTTTGTACTCAACCCATTCAAACCTACACGTATTCCTTACTATTCAGTACCTTATGAACATAACCCTTACAGCTTCTTTGGTGTAGGTATTGCTGAGAACATGGATGATACACAGACATTGATGAATGGCTTTATGCGTATGGCTATTGATAATGCTGCACTATCTGGTAACCTCATCATTGAAGTAGATGAGACTAACATGGTTCCAGGCCAAGACTTATCTGTGTACCCAGGCAAGGTCTTTCGGAGACAGGGGGGTGCACCTGGACAAGGAATCTTTGGCACCAAGTTCCCTAACGTAGCACAAGAGAACATGCAACTATTTGATAAGGCACGTGTATTAGCTGATGAGTCTACTGGATTCCCTTCTTTTGCTCATGGTCAAACTGGCGTATCAGGTGTTGGTCGTACAGCT